AACAGACTTTTGCAATATAGGCATTCAAAGCCTCCTAAAGACCAGCCATAGAAAACCGAGCAGTGACCTTGCAGGTGCCAGGAGTACCAACTGCCCCGGACTCAGCGGCTGCAATGCGCAAGCGCTCAAAAGCGCCATACAGACTGATTGGGAGCGCAACCTTCTCAATCCCTGCAGCAGTGGACCCATACTCTTCGAACTCGCGCTGAAATACGGAAGTTGAATCAGAATTGGCCACCGGGGCGCCGGGGTTGTACAGGCTTACCTGAAACCACTCACTGCCAGACCCAACTTGACTACCCTCTATCTTCAGCTTGACCTTTCCGCCAGCGCCTGCCCGGGTGTACTCGATAAAGAGCATTACCGAATGAAAATTGCTGCAGAACATCTCGACAGGAGCGGCGTCAAACGCTCCGGCCCCCAACAGGACTGCTGAAACCCGGGCAACCTGCACATCCAGGTAAGTGGTAGAAATCGGATGATCAAACATAGCGTCCTCCTACTTGATAGAAACAGTATGACTTCCAACGGAGTCGATCTGCATATGGATACCGATGGACATAACTGCAGCATCTGCAGCATAATCATCTTGGTTAGGGTTGCGGAAAAAACGAAAAGCAACATGGTTCTGAATATGCACACCTGCTCCAGAAACTGCTGGAAACACGGCCTCTTGCATGACCCAGGCTACTCCACCAGCAGCCTGTGTAACGTCTATAGTTTGTTCTACCGGCACAGCTCCGGTTTCTTCCACAATGATATAAGTAAGCTGCCATTTTACCGAACCGGCACCAGCCGTAGTGGGCATCCAGTGTATGTGGAAGTACAAATCGGTTCCTTCCGCATAATCATGCCCAATCTCCACAGCCCCCCATAATTGCTCTATGGTGACATTTCCGTCAAATGCCCGCACTTCAATAGTGCCACCATTCAACTGCACCAAGTCAGGCTGTGACGCTCCTCCACCCAAGGAAACGGAACTTAGATCAAGATCTCTCCAGGCCATGGCCGTACCATGCAAAACTAAAAACCCCGTGGCATCAAATTCAGCATAGTTGCCAGCCGGAACATTACCAGATTGTAATCCAGTAAATGAATAATTAGGCGGAAAGCGGTATGGTAAACCCATCAGTCCTCAGTTTCCATAAAGCAACATATCTCTTCATTGTCTTGTATATCTGACACAGATACCCTGTCATCCCCAGAGGTCATGCGGGTAAGGTGATCAGCACAAGCATAAGTAGAATACCCGTTCACCAAGTACAGAATGCGAAACCTTGCCTTTTTGGTGCAGCCTCCTTCAGACGTTAGAGGTTTTTCTTCAATGGCCCTGCGCTTCAATTCCTGAAAAGCCAGGTTCAAAGACAGTGGTCCAGCCTCACAACGGTAACTGCATGACTCAAGCTGTTCCACGATTTCCAGGAGCGAAGTGTCCAAGTAAACATTTCCTATAGGCCCGTTTACAAAATAATATCCTCTGATTATAGGCACATTTTCTTCTTCACAAGCACACCACACTACTGGAGCGTGGCACTTAGGACAGGTTTCCGGTCTTTCGTCACTCATGCTTTCTCCTAAACCAAGAACGCCCCAAGGATGACGAACGCCCACCCGAGTGAGAAGGTGTCAATCCGCCCTGTATTTACACTGAAAGCCTTCAGCAGAAAGCACACGACGGCGCAAATAAACATAACAGTTGCTATTGTCATTTTACTTTCCTTTCGGTCTTCGTGGGTGACCTTTATTAGCCTTTGATCCAACGGGTGCGGCAGTCAATGAACATTGACATTCAAACCCCTGGCACTCTAATTTTTCAGATTGCGTTTCCCAACCCCATTTCTTCCATATAGACGCCCGATAAATTCTGCCATCAGCATATCGGCAATCTGCACATTTTTCAATTGTTGGCCCTTCTTTCCAGATCAACAATGGATTAGTACTGACCATTAGTAAAGCGCGGCTTTTGAGTTGTTTGAAACGATTGATCCATAGCTGAGCTCTCGGTTGAATTGCTGATAGCTTCCCGCCCATCGTCTTGCTGTTTTCTATGATGTAATCAGCTACTCCACTAACATAGCTCATCTGATCAAGGATCTCCTGACTAAGCACCGCGTTTTCTTCGTCAGTTATATCTTCATAGTCTAATCCTGCCTCTTTCATCCCCTCTTTCCAAGCTGCTCGCAGGCCTTTATCTAGATTGAATTCCATGTCATCAATAAACCAAGTACGATCAGCCTTCCCAGACCAGAGCGCATAAAAGTCCCGGTGAATAGCTGTATCAAAATTACTAGCGGCGTCTTCGGCGAAAAAACTGTGGATCAGTTCTGCCTCCTCTGCTGTTACCTCAAAAAGTTCATCAACTCCCTGAATTCCCATAGCTTCAATAGATGTCTGCATAATAGCCACTGCTAACTTGTTGGCAAGAACCGGATCAATTAGACCTTTTTCAGTAAAGCCAGTAAGTGTATCAGCAGAAGCCTTGATAGCATCAGTAGATAAGCTAAGAATTCTATCTGTTGAAATTTTGATGGTCTGATCAGCTGGAGCACTAGTTCCGTACTGCTGAATAAAGTCCAGCACAATTTTGAACATGTCCTGCCAGATCGATGACCAGAACGCCTGATACCGATTGAACGATTTCAGTGTCGGCCCTTCCATCGCCGTGGCAGTAGCCAGTTTATAATAATCACCATGACCAAGAAAGTGCGGATAAAGCTTCATGCCTAAACCCGCCTGAGTCAGTAACGCCATTCCGTCTTTTTCAGCGTCTGAAGCGTTGGTCGGCCGGTTCATCCATTCTCTAGACAGCGCTTCATTTTCAATCCACGTAGAACCAGCAACCGGTGGTGGGTTACGCTCCATGGTATCACTAGATGTGGACAAGGAAGTACCGATCCGATTACGAATTGCATCAACTGCTCTCTGCCCACCTTTGGCCTTGATCTTTTCTACCCAGGTGTTAGCGGCTTTTGTAACAGCGGCCCTGTCTTTCAAAAACCCACGATACTCTCGAGACCAATCAATTGATGCAGTAACCAGTGGCCAGCCACGACCACGAACTTTTCTAAATGCAGCATGTAGCATAACAACATCGGTACCAGCTCCATCTAATCCACCCAACTTTACTTTATCTGCCCGCTTAGCTCCCTCTGGCAGAATAGCTTTTGCTAACTGCTCTTCGGTGGCATGCCAGTCTGGATAATAGAGCGTATCTGAATTGGCATACCCTTTAGAATAGTCTCGACGATAGAAAAGCGGCACTGTGCTGTCTTCTGGATCATATATAATTTCTTTTATCTGATCGGTTGGAATTGTACGAATAGTTGATAAGCCATCAACAGTTGAAGCAAAGATTGCAAAGAACAGTTCGCCATCTTGCAGCTGTGTCTCCGACAGTGTATGCAACTCTCGTTCAGAAAAGATAGGTGCATTGCGGTCAGACAAAAAGAACTCGTCCCAAATTGCTTGAGCTGACCCATCCTGTGCAGTAATGTTTGGTGCTGAACCAAAAGCATAATCTGTCCAGAGCTCAATAGAAAACTGCACAAGTGGATCTGTCAGATATAATGACCGGCTTTCCTGGACTACCTGCATTCGGTAAGTATTGGTAGCCTCTGGACTGGTACCAATTTCTGTATATTTCAAGTTATTCAGCAGATAGCTTACTAATTGCGGATCAACTTCACCTAGCATATCTAGAAGCTGAATGTTCTGCCGACCTTGGAAATACGGTACCATCCGCCAGTCGTTGATAGAGTGCTCGGTTAGCTGTTGTAACCGTTGGTAATCTTTTTTCAGAAATATTTTTGCTAACCATCTTCGCAAATTCATTGGCGCCTCATATTATGAGAGTACTTATATTATACATCATCCCGGCCAACTTAGTACACACGATATTCAGTTTTTCCTAAACTCACTTCTTCTTCGAGTAAAACCGGGCCTATAATACCATGAATAACTGCATCTGCCGCATCTGTCGATCGGTGAATCCTTTTCCTAATAGTATCTTTTGACTCTACCTGAATCAAACCGGTACTAGTAACTGTCCAACGAGGTGCAGTCAGATCACCAACTAAATTTGTCCTATCTTCCAGATCATCAGAGTCCGGTGGTAAGCATACATTGAAACCTGATTTCGGTTCCAACATTTCCCTGAGTAAAAACCACCCACAACTCCGCCAATTTACAAAACCTAATTCACCTGATTTGTCCTTTAAATTTGTTGACTTTCCTGCGCTGAAAGACTGTGCATTGAAGCCTTGTTCCTTCAACCGCTGAAGAGTTCCCAGACCGATCCCGAGTGCGTCAATTACTGCGAGCAAACTGTTAGAGGGTACACGCATGGGAATGGCATATGCGTTCAAAATACCGCTGACCCTGCCGACTAGTTCCATTGTAGAAACATGCGGATCACCAACAGTTATTATCCGTAAATCTTTGACTTTCACTCCATCAATTATAGTAGCAATTGTCGACTTATCAGATCCCTCTTCTCCACCACCAACATCTACACCTAGTGAAGTAAAGGAACCACGTAAATCATGCGCTTGCCAGTCATACCAGCGCTCAATAGCCAGCTCAACCCAAGATAGCGGAATAACTCCGTCTTTTGAACTTTCAGCAAACAGCCCACGCACCCTGTTCAGAAAAACCGCAGAAGTTTCTCCCCATTGCCGCCTACGACTGTCGACCCAAGACTGCTTCAAAGCGCCCGCTTCCAAGCAATCCTCGGTGCTCACTCTCCTGACATGCCAATCTTCATAACCAGGCGCTTTTGACTGAATAGAAAAGAACCGGCCTTGTGGTTCACCCGGTGTTGACACAGCAAGCCATTTAGTATTACCAGTTGAGAAAGCGCCCTCTACCGCATCCCATGTTTTTTCGCTGATAGTTTTGGCTTCGTCAAAAATATAGAGCAAATGATCTGCATGGGCCCCCTCTAAAGCCTCCGAGTTGTCTGAAGCCAGCGCAAATGCTTCACCAGTATCCAACTTGAGGTTTTGCATTAGTAGCTCAGTGCGGAAGTTGTATGACGATCTGCCGATCACATCCCACCGTAAGCGGTTACCCCATTTATGGATTTCTGGCCAGAGAAACTTTTGCAACTGACGCCAAGCCGATGCTGTTGTTGGTATCTTCCAATCATAGCCATCCCGAGTCAGTGCAAACCAATGAATAGCCCAAGAGACTTGTGCTGTTTTTCCCAAGCCATGTGGACCTGTGATGCAGACTCGGTCATTGTCCACCAATGCCTGAAGATTTTCCTCCTGATAAAAATAGGGCGCTTTCCCTTCTGGCCATAGAATACAATCATGAATAAAACCAACCGGATCATCCCAGTAGCGGGTTTTGAACCGATCATAAAGCGGACGAATTCCGGAGTGCTGTCGCTTCCGGAGTTCCAGCTCAGCTAATACTTGCAGATGAAGCGAGGACGTCAAGGATATCCTCTCCTGCGGCAATCCGCTTTAGTTGGTCGTCGGTTAGATTAGCCATATCGATATTCAAAGCCTTAGTTGCCTGAATCTTATCAAGTCCCAGAAGTTTAGCTTTCCGCTCTTTGATCCGAAGCACCGTGTCAAGTTTTTTCTGCTTCCAAGCCGCAGCTTCCAACTCTTCTAGATCAGCCAGCTCTTCAGCTACCCAATCTTTTGAAGCCATTTCGGCTCTTGCTGCCCACTGTTGTCTCAGCCGAGCAATGTCTCCATGCACCGTCATTTCAGAACAAATAATCGGCGGATCCATTGCAGCCAGTGCCCTGACAATTTCTGTCATTGTCAGCTTACGCGCTCGCAAATGTGCCACCATCTCTTGCCTAATAGCTCGTGCATCATCTGCGCCTGAATTGAAATCACCTTTTTTGGATGTTCCCATTTTATGCTCCTGGTCACCTGAAATATGTGACGTTTATCACTTATAATTCCAGCCGTTTTGGCATACAATATTTGAAAGGAGATATTGTATGATCCACCCTGTTTTGAATGAAGACGGCATGTCTGTAAAGGGATGCAGTTATATCTATGCGCCCGCCGGTCAAGCCGGAGAATATGCGCCGCTTGCTGCGAACCCATACCGAGGTTGCGGTCATAAGTGTGCTTACTGTTACGTACCTAAAGTACTTCAGATACCCCGTGAAGAGTTTGACTTTGGTGCGGTACCCCGACCAAACTTTATTAGCAATCTGGCCAAAGATGCTGCGAAGTATAAAGAGCTGGGCGTCACCGAGCAAGTAATGCTTAGCTTCACATCGGACCCTTATCATCCCGGCGATACCAGTTTGACACTTCAGACCCTCATTATTCTGCGAAATTTTGGATTGGGTTTTTGTACCCTGACCAAAGGTGGAATGAAAGCAGAAACCGATTTGCCATTGTTTCGTCCTACCCGCGATGCATTTGCTAGCACTCTCACAACCCTCGACCCTGCGTTCAGTTTGAAATGGGAAAGAGGTGCCGCTCTGCCGGAAGATCGGATCAAAGCACTCCGTCTGTTTCACAATCATAACATATTTACCTGGGTCAGCTTGGAACCGACCCTTGACTGTGAGAGTAGCTTGCAAATCGTCAGAGAAACCCATGAGTTTGTTGACCTGTATAAAATCGGCCGAGCAAACTATCTGCCCATGACCACAACAACCAATTGGAAAAGTTATACTGAAAGAATGATCGAGCTGTGCCAAAAGCTGGGTGTTAGGCACTATATCAAGAAAGATCTACAACCATATCTTCCAGCTGGATACCAGAATGTAAAGCGCCAGGTACAGCACAATTGAAAGCCAGATAATGTTTGCGGGTATTTGACCGGTGCCAAACTTCTGTTATACCGTTTAGCCCAAGCCATTGCAGAAAATATTCCCACCCCCTCTTATTGAACAGAGAGGGGGTTTTTTCAATCATAGCCTGAGTAAACCCAACATCATGCAAAAGACCATGCGGCATTGCTCCATATACAGACTGAATAAAGGTAACAAAAATTGTACCCGTGTATCCGCGCATAAAAATAATCTTCAGCTGCCCATACGGAACACCATACGCATCTAGATCGATAACGTTATATCGACTGAGATCCAGGGTACTGAGGAAATCCTGGTTATCGCCGTGTAGGTGAAATCCAATGTCATCCCCGCGAATGTCAATTGGAAGCACCGTAATATTCCGACCGGTCTTTTTGCGGATTGCTTTCCACAATACCCCTTTGCCAGTGAAACAATCAAGAACTTTGACTGGATCAGAGGGTAGATGGTCCAAGCGCAGTCTAAGCTTATCCCAGATGAGGTCATTGTCTGTTTTCCTAGTTGGCACCATAATCAACCTCGACCTCATCAATCTCTGCCAATTGATCCAATAACTCTTTGGCCTGCATAGCTTGATCAACCGGGATTGACAAAAGCACCCGTACGTAGTTCTTCGGGCGAAGCCCCTTCTTTTCTTCTTTCAATTTCGGCGCCCCTTCACCATCGAGCAATTTCTTGACAGCTGCAGCTGACTCTTGCTGCTCCGTAAGAAAAGAGTCATCAAAACCCAAAGACTCCAAAATCGGCGCACTAAACTCTTTGAACATCTGCTCATAGTCCCATGAACCGCCGGCCTTATTCGCAATGATGTTGGCTTTCTCACATTGTTCAGCTGTCCACCTAACCTGGCGGTAATTATATTTTTTGCCTTTCCATATTACAAATCCCCAAGCAATAGTGCCTTGAGCATCGGGCTCCTGAAATTTCTGGGCCAGCTCAATCTTACATTTTGTCACATCAATAACCTTGCTCCGTTGGTTACCGCTGATAACCTCATCGCTATTCAAGTCATGAACAATGCCAGATAAATCGCCTAATTCTTCCATATATTCCTTGAGCTGATCCAGTCGTTCCGGACTTATTTTCCTGGGATTTTTATGGTATTGCTTCATTCTTTTGCTCTCCTCTATCTGCTATCCACCATTTGCTGGAAATGGAATATTGTGTGCATTTAGAATATTTTCCAGCTTTAGCACCCTGCTTTCTAGACGCTTTCTGTCTCTTGCAAGAACAGTTCTCTCATCCTTCAATGCATTGATTTCCAACCGCATCTGCTCTGTTTGCTGCTCAAGGTCTTTGATCCGATCTGATTTCTGTAGAATGCTTTCTGCTGCATCCCTTGCGATCTTCTCGAACTTCTCCGAGGTATTCGCCTCTGTGTAGCCTCTTTCAGATCGTAATTTGAGCAGCGACACAACAAGACCACCAATACCAGCGGATGTAGCGATAAGAGCCAGTAAGATTTCAAGCCACCATACCATTATTCCCCCCTACGTTTTTTTCGATGATACCACCAGCGTATAATTTCCACGCTCAAGATGGTGGAGTAGCCATGCAGACGCAGCACCGGTGACCAATCATGCAAAGCCCCAGTTACTGGGATAAGCGGGAGACCGACGACTATCAGAACAATCACATAGTAAACTACTGTGTGGAGCATCCAAAGCAAAACCGGAATGCCCCACCACAGAGCTCGGCGCTTCTGCTGCATTTGCATAACAATAAAAGGCACTGAAGCCAAGGCTATCAGTAAATTTGCCCATTGGGCTGGGTCACGGTAAACGGCGTCCATCAGGTAGAAAATCGATTAGTAATTGAATCGCTGTTCAAATGCTCGGCGGTCAGAAGTTTTTGTTTTTTATCGGGTTTTACATAAGCCAAGTAAGTACCCTGATTTGCACCGAATGCAGCGAACCAAATGACAACTACCCCAGGCATTGCTTGCCAGAGGCATATAAGTACCCATTGGCACAGAGCGAATTGCCATATGGTAGCGACGAAGAAAAGGAAGCCGGCCATGAACATCGGCGCCCAATCTCCCAAGCTTTTCAACCAGACTTTGAATGGCGGAATGAGATACATTAGCAGAGACAACAATAAGCCGATGAATATCTGCAATCCATCAGCGGTCAACGAAGTTAGTTCCATAGCATCCTCCATCGGAATTTACACGAAAACAATTGTACCTTTATTATAGCACCTTTTTGGGAAAAGGGAGCCGGGGTCTTTTAGGAGAGAAAGCACTCTGCTGTATAGCGTTGGTGAGCTCTGGCTAAAAGCACTTTTTATAAAGATATGTTACGAATTATATTTTTCTACACTTTATAAACAAAATCTTTTACAATTTTAGGTTGGACCCTAACTTATAGTAATCATAAGCTATAATTTGTAACGTTTTAGGCTATAATAAATAATAAAGAGTGTTGTTTTCACTAATAAATAAGTACACCTACTAGTGAACTTTTATTATATAATGTACATAGTATATAAGGAGATTATATGAAAATAAGAGTATTTTCCAGTGCCAATCTACCTGACTTTATACACAGCTATTTAGTCAAGGACCCAGAAAAACGAATAAAAATGCGGGATTTGTATCCGCTATTTGTAAATTGGTGTAAAGCAGAAGATTGGCCATATGTTCCAACCAGAACTTGGTTACTTCAGCGCATACAAAAAGCTCGTCCTGATCTATTGATTTATCGATCAAATGGTCAAGCCTTTATTTTGGGCTACAGTATAAAACAGGAAAAATAAATGATAGATGTAAAAATCGGAAGATATATAAAACTGTATGCTCGTTGGTTTGATTTTTGGGTCGGAGTTTTTTATAATCAGCCGTCTCATACTTTATATATTCAACCAATACCCTGTTTAGGCATAAGAATTGAACTTAGTGGTAAACTATGAAAACTCCAACCCCAGCTGATATTGAACACCGAAAACAGAAACGTCGGGAAGCGGCTAAACGGGCCTATGCTAAACGGATCCGTATAGAGTTAGAGTCTCAAGGCTATACATTTGCTGAAGACAATCCTCCAACCACTCATTATACTGGCGAAAAAATGGCCACACTGACAGAAAAACAGCGAGATGGACGGCGTGCTTCTACAGTAAAATATCGCGCCAAAAAAGGTCAGCATATTGATGAGCTGACTGGCTATGCAACAGGCCGCTTCAAATATACCGTCGAACCACCGCCAGGTATGCAAATCTGCCCCGGGATCAGCTTAGGCCAAGTCCGCTATCCGCACTTAGCACCAGAAGACCAATTTTACTTTGGTCAAGCCTATTGCAAAAAATGTCGCCGTGACTATCAATGGTGGAAACGCCGTGACAATAACGGAGAACTTCTGAGCGGTGGCGTCGGCCGGCCAACCAATTTAGCACGGCTATATAAGGACAAAAAATGAGAACCATCTGGACCAGAATACAGAAACCAAAACAGATAAAATGGCCTAAAGAAATACCAGGAGCTATCAAGAAATTTACAGTCAATGAATTCTTGACTGAGCATATGATGAAAGTACCATCAATGAAGGTATCAATAAATGCATTGTATCAGAAATACGAAGTCTGGGCCAT